GTGAGCGTTCGTCTTATCCGCTCCATAAGTAGATATCTACCCCGGATATCTCGGGGAGTCAAATATATAATTCCCAATACAAAAGCATTCTCATAAACCCGGGCGTTGCCAGAAACTTGAGCATTGCCAGTGACCTTGGCATTGCCGAAAATCCAGCAATCGCCTTCCTGACTTAGATTGTGTTCACCAGTAACCCAGCCGCCCAGATCACCTGCGCGAAAGCCAGACACTGCGTCACCGAAATCACGCAGTGCCCGAATTCGATAACGACCCGTATCGCGATCATACATAACCAGTTCATACTTCTTGGTCATGATTTCACTCCCATTGTTACTCTACTAATATAATGTAGGTCGACCAATTTGTCAAGAGGCGCAGCCAAAAATATCTGATTGTAATTTCTCAATAGTTCTTCAACTTCTCATAGAACATATTTTCGAAATTGTTATAGACCTTTTCAGACTCCTTTTGAATGCGCTCGACTTCTTTGCGATCCAAAGATGGATTGATCTTGGTCAAAACACTTTGACGGGCTGCTTCTCGTTCACCCAGCATTAGGTAATAGACATATGTGTTTGCCCAATGGCGAACAAAGACAGAACTGCCAATATGTGGATTGTCCAATTCGTCACCAAGAAGTTTCCAGCACTGATCAAGAACGTGCTGATAAGGGTCATGATTGACAATTTCCGTCTCACAATCGCGAAACAGATTCAAATCCACAGGCTTGTTGGTTTTTGGATTGATCAACTCCCATGTTGATCCAGTCCAGCGATCCTCTGTAAAATCAAGAGGCTTCATTTTCACTTAACTCCATCCATTCGTTCATATCGACCAATTTTTGACGAATCCTCGACAAATATTCTATATGACGAATTCGATTTTCGTTCATTTCTTTCAGGGTCTTTGTTAGCTTTTGACCCTTCTGGCGCATCATGATTTCTTCATGATATTCCTCGAACTCCTTGATCTTGTCCAACATCGCCTCTTGGACGATATCCATTTCATCTTCATCCAGAAACGTTTTCATTACCGCGGACCACTACCATAAGGAAAATTGTCGGGTAGATTACCAATCATACAAGTTTCATAATGACTATTCCATGTATGTTCGGCCTTCTGACATTCCTGTTGAAGTTCAAGTAGTTTCTTGTTTTCCATGATATTGGAAACAATCAATGCCATTACGATGATAAACCCGGCAATTGAACCGAAAAACGTCAAAATTTCCTTTTCAGTTTGACCCATCGTATTTCTCCTTCGTTACAGATTGTTGTTATCGCTCGAATCCAAAACTCGATTTGTAATCAGCATCGGCTAGAGTCCTCGACCATTCCAGAAATGCCATCTGGGCTTTTCCGTATGGCGTTCCGCGACAATCTCCTAAACCTGTAGTCTTAGCAATAGGACAACCGTCACAGTCCCTGTCATAGTCATAGTGATCCATTATATAGATAGCGCACAACGGACAACCTTCGCTACCAATACTAACGTCCGACTTCTGGTCGGCTTCAACATTCGCGCGCCAGCGATCAATCGATTCGATTATTGCCTTGTGATCAACTTCACTCCACTTCCGCGAATCAAGAAGCTTTTCAAGAAATTCCAACTCGCGGCGGGCCATGGTCTTCCATATTTTCTTGGCGCGGCGAACGTTCTTTTCAAGTTTCTTGTCAAGTCGTCTCATTACATCTTCCTTTATTTTCGCTTCATCTTACCGCCATGACGCAGCGCGGCTCGCATCGCATTCTCCACCTCTTTCTGTCGATTGAGCCACCAAATCGTGGCCTCAGCAGAAACAATAAAGTCATCCGGCAAGCTTGCCATAACTCCAGACAAAATCTCTGTCAGGTCTCGAACCTTCTTCTCCAGACCACTGACCACTTTCGCCTGATAAGACTCAGCCGGGGTTGGCCAATCATACTGACTCGACATATCATTTCTCCTTCATCATCATGTAATTCATTAGCAGATCGGACATGTTCTTTCTACCGACGGGATTGGCCGAATGGATCGTAAATGCAAATCTCGAACTCAGAATTCCATGATCTATATCCATTTCGATCAGAAGCTTGACGCAATCCATTCCAGTCTTGCCTTCACCAAGATCATGGTCAAAAGCAATCTCGATAACCTTATCGTCGTCTCGAATGCACTTGTCAAGCGCCTGGCCGAAATCGTTATAGGAACGAGCGATCACATTCCAGTGACCCCAATCGACAGGATCACGCAGATCATCCAGAAAGATTTTCATCGCTGTTTCCAACTTTTTCTACACTACTAATATAATGCATGTTGGGTCATTTGTCAAGTGGTTCATATAAAAAGAACGGCCGAAGCCGTTCGATTTATCGAGCATTCAGTTTGAAGGACCTCGTTATCAGGTCATTGCCTCTGTGCCAGGTGACCGTGACGTTATCACCGACTGCGATCATGTTCATTACTTCTGACCAATCCTCATAATTACGGATTTCCTTCTTGAACACACCAGCGATTTCAACGGTAGGATTATAGTCTCCAACCTTCATCTTCAACAGATTGACAACCTTCGAGCCAGCGGCCTTTTTCAGAACGAGTCTTGGCATTTCCGCATTCTTGATATCGTCAAGTGTCCATTCGGTGATACCAACATCAAGGTCAACACTTTTTGTAACTCCTGCCTTGAAGTTCACAATTGCCTTGCGCAACTGCAAATTCGTGATGATAGCTTCCATGTTATCGGAAACACCGTCAGTCGATTCCTTTCCAAAATTGTAAAACATGTCAACCATGCCGACAACTTCGTTATTCATATTCAGCATAGGACCACCGGAATCGCCCTGCATGATTTCTCCATCCAGCCAGTGAATGCCAGAAGCTTCTGTAGAAATCTCATAGGTGGCTGAGATATTACCAACGAAAGTATGAAATAGATGACCGGCACGGTTTCCAATGCCATACACTTCAAGTCCTTCATCAATATGATTCAGGGCAATACCGAGATTGACGGGGTGTTCCGCTTTCTTGAAGTAGTCCCATTCATGCTGGTGCTCAGCCTTCAAAATAGCAATGTCGTTTCTCTCGTCTCGAAACACAACCTTGGCTGTGATATAGACATTTGGCCAATCGTTTCCTGAAATCTTGATGATAGTCGAATCTTTCAGATCAGATACAACGTGAGACGCGGTAATGAAAAGGTTGTCCTCGACCAGGAATCCTGTTCCCAGATTTCCTGTTTTTCCATTGTCAACATCGATATAAACAATGGCTTCCACGCTTTTCTTGTAATTTTCTGAAAAGTCACTGGCCGAAGCACCGTTAGGTGCGAAGGTTGCGCCAGCAAAAAGTAAAAGGCTAGCCGTCGTGGCTAGCCCTGAGGAACGTTTGGTCATGATTTTCTCCTGGAAATTAGACACAGTTATTCATTGATGCGGAAGTATTCTGTTCTGTCAACAATCGTCTTGAAATCATCTTTTTGAACTCCAGCAGCAACTCGCTGTTTCAGTTTCTACAGACTTCTATTTTACCACTTCGTGGTGAACAACTCACTCGTTACACTCGTGGTTGTATTGATCTGCTTTTTTCAATCAATTTTTTCTTCTGGTTGCAGTAGAACATTATACCAAATCACGAAAAACGTGTCAAGTTAATTTTTTGTAATGTTTGGTCAGATTCTCTTTTCCGAAAGATATCTTTCCCTCTCCAGTATATAGTTGCGCACGAAATCGGACCTGACAATATCATCAGGATTGAATTCGACAAATGACACACCGTCAATTCGTTTCAGAATGTTGAATATGTCCTTTAGACCGGATTTCTCCCGCTTCTCGTTCAAATCGGTTTGATGGATATCACCCAGCATCATGAATCTGCAATCTTCACCGATTCTTGTTAACATCGTGTTCAACTCGCTATCTACCATGTTCTGGATCTCATCGACAATGAGAATGCTTTTATCATATGTAATACCTCTCATATAAGAGGTTGTTCGAAATTGGATGATGTCCTTTTTCTTTAGAATTCCATACGCATCACCTCTGCCATACAGATTGTTAACAATCGTCTCATATGGTTCCTCGTAAACAGCAGCCTTTTCTTCGGCTGATCCTGGTAGGAAACCAATGTCTCTGGATGGAACAGCACTTCGAATGATGACAATAGTTCTGTATGGAAGCTTTTTATCTTCAAGCGCTTTCAGTGCAAGATACAGCGCGATAAACGTCTTGCCGGTTCCGGCGTAGCCATGAAGAACCAGATTGTTTCGATTGTTCCAGAATTTGAAAACCCTTTCTTGATTCAATGTTAATGGCTCGATATTGTTGTTAAGAGTGAGTGAGGCGCCAGCAATTCTTTTTCTTATTGTCATTTGGTTTCCTATATGCGAAAGGGGAAATCACGCCGAAACGTGTTTCCCCTTGGTTTCTATTGAGATTCTATCGAAGTTAGACTGGTATGTTCCAGCGGCCTGATCCGATTGTGTTATCCCTTCCTGAACCTCGCTTAATGTTTCCTAAAACATGCTTCTGAAAATCAGAAGGCGGCTTAGTGACGCCAAGCAGAACAGGATCAACAATACCGTTTGCAGTTGTCAGCACTTGGATAATCTCCGGATGATTCTTCTTGTATTCATCCAATTCACTCATCGGCAACTCAATTGTGTATTGTTCCTGTGTATTTATGTTTTCAAACGTGTAATTAGGCATATGTTTTGAACCACTCCGGTGTTTTTGTTTTCCAAGTCATTGACATTTTCTTTTCCTTTGACTTGTAATAGTTTCTATACGACTCAACGCAATTATCAGTCTTGTATTCATCGGGCATAGCCAAAGCAGGTGTAGTGCATTCGCCTATGTTGATCGAACATGAAGGATCAATCAATTCCATGGTATAAGTATGACTTAGAAATGGTCGAAGTCTTTCGCAGGCATGGTATTTATTGTAACGAGCCGTATATTCTGCCAACAGAAACTCGAACAGCTTGTATAGCCATTTGTAATTCGATTCGAATTCTCGAACCCATTTCGAGCACGGATGATTGATGTGAGTTGGTTTATATAAGCTTTGATAAACAGGTGTGCAATGGATTGAATGCGCAGTTGATAATAACTGCGCACTTTCAAGAATCATTTTTACAACATGTTTATCACAATGATATTCAGCGGCTAACTGCGGATTATCATCTAGAATGAAAATGTTCATTTATCAGGCGATCACCTCGGCATCTTCAATTCGCATCCGCAGGCACGAAACATCTTCACCGTTGATTGCAACATGCCAACCATCAATAGTTCGAAATACCAATGGTTTCTTTTTCACCAGTAAGATATCATAGAACTCAAACATACCAGCTTCCGCCTTTTCGATAGACTTGGTAGGTTCGCTTCGATACTGATCGGTGTAGCCTGTGTAGCCTACGTTTTTTAGAAAAACCTCGACCACAATTGTATAGAACTTGTCCTTGCTTTTTTCAAGAGACGTATCAGACATTAGATTTCCTCCATGCCAAAACGAATAAGCGTTTCGGCGTCCTTATGTGAAGTCTTGAAACCCTCAATGAAACCAACATCGGAATTCTTCCATCCGGAAGGAATCGAACGTGTGGTCGCCTTGCGCGCCTTCTTGACGATTACCGGATTCGAAGTTCCCCTCTTACGGATCGCCGCCCGCAACATTTCAAGAGTGTTTTGATTTCCTGCCATGAACTTTCCTCTAACATTGAACGAACATTTTTATAGCATACCTGAGTAGGAATGTCAAACGCATTATTCAAGTTTCAAGAACTTTTTTCGCCGGCTGCCTCAGGCTCAAACATCAACTTGAGTTTCAGATACTTCTTTCGTTCTCGGTCTTCCTTCTTCTTACGTTCTGCATCCCGTTTTGCCTCCAGTTTTGCCTGTCGAGCCTTTTCTTCCGCCATCGCGCGCCTTTTCAAGTTTTCAACGTGCTTTAGAAATTCCTTCTGTGACAGATCCGCCAATTCTGATTGAGACTCTGGAATACGAATGACCATATACTTGAACTCTTTTTCTTTGTCTTTGATCTTAGAATTCAACAAATTCATGCCATTAAGAATTTGCTCGAAAGTATCTTCATCACATTCTTGCCATTCAGTGTTTCCTGTCAACAACACTGAATTTGCATACATACCATCGTCAAAGTCATAATCGCGATAATCGCGATATACTTGGATTATCTTGAACTTCACCATAGTATTTACCTTCCTTTCACATTCATAAATTTCCATTGTTTTACCTTTGCATCTGTGGTTGTCAAGACCAATATGTGTAAACACATGGCCTCAATTGCAAAAATGTGTCAACCAGCTTATCCTTTGGAAATACTCCCAGAATATGCATCATTCCCATGATTTCAATGGGTGCTTGGGGTATTGAAACTTCTGACAACTCTCCATTCCTATATTTGTCCAAATACAATGGTTCTATATAGTATTCTACGCCATATGGCGCCTTGTCATTTTTCTTCATCAACTCCATGAATGGATGGAGTGCAAAATTTTTCCATTCTATTTGCGCACTATAATCATCGTTTTCGTGTTTAAATTGCGCATAGTCTATATCATCGTCGTATCTTTTCCACCTGTCTATATAACAAGTCGGTATGAATTGGATGATATTCGGCGCGCCGAATTCGTCATCATACTGAATATATTGCCACAAATTGCCAGTTTCGTTTTTATTTTGCAACTCTTTTAGGTAATATCTTAGCATGAAGAATTGAAAATCTTCCTTGAAAAACTTCTCATCTACTGTATCATGATAGAAGTTCTCCAATTCTTTGGCAAGATTGATTTCCTCATTATAAATTGCACTACGTATTTGAGCCCGATCAACATCGTAGTCAAGATTATTCAAATTCAATCCGTAACCCAGACTTTTGTGTATCTTGGAACTCATTTTAGCGCTTTCCGTATATAGTTCATGTCATCTGTGGTTATACCAGCCATAGCCAGTTTTTTATTGATTTCTTCTATTCGAGTATTGTATTCCAATGTATAATTTTGATCAAATTCCCATATTAGAATATTCATATCGTATATGCTCTGACTTAATTGCTCCGAAAGATATCCTTCGCCATTACATTCCGTGCAATCATACAAAGCAGCCATTTTGTATCCTTCAATCGGATCACGCTCGTCAGGATTGCGAATCTTTCCAAATCCAGCACAAACAGGACATTTAATACGAGTTCCTCGCGCATCATGGTTTTCAAGAAACTCGTGATAATTTGGTTTGGGGGAAATTTTTTGAAGCTTCAGGTATTCAGTTGGCATTGTTTCTCACCTTCAAATAAAACACGATAAATCTCTTTGATCAGTCCAACTCGATTCTCAAATCCGCTATGATTTGTCGAATCTCATTTATGTCACTTTTTTCCATTATACCATCTAGAACCGCTTTTGTCAATGGTAAAATGTAATTGAGATATGATTCCAGTGCCGCACTCTTGTCGATATCAGTTGCAATCTTTTGCAGGATGGCAGCCTGATACACCTGTGTCCAATAGATAGCATCATTTTTCTGATTTTGACTAGATTCTATGTGTTGCTCGGCAATCCTGCGAATAAATGCAGCCTGCTGATACCGATCCATTTTGTCGAGCACACCATCGGATCCAAACGGAAGTTCTTTACTCATTGTCATCTGTTGTTCAACTTCTTTTGGGCTTGCTGAATATATTTCTTCAAGGCTTCCATGTTACCACCACAAATCTTGTTGTATTTGTATAGTAGCGCGATGAAGTTGGCAATCTCTTGATTGGTAGCAGTGTTGAAATCAGGAATGTTGATCTTCTTAACCTGCGGACAATTGAAAAGAGCATCTGGTGGAATTATGACGTGTGGCACTTCTTTCACTAGAGTAATAGGCTGTTTTGAAGTGACACAGCCTGTCAGTGTTAACGGCACCAATAGTGCTAGAACCAATATATTTCGCATCATAGCGCTCCTAGTCGTCTTAGAATCTCTCGAATTGATTCTGGAGCAAGATCACCAGCATCGTTTCCGAGATTATCCGTGATGTTTTCCAACTGAGCCTGTAGCTTCGCAAGTTCAATGGCCTGTTCTTCCAGCGCCTGCACCTGTAGCTTTGCAAGTTCTCTCTCGTTTTGCAGTGCCTTTTCCTTGTCGGCTATAGCCTGCTTCTGCAATTCAATGATTTGTTGACTGTTCGCATAGTCTCTTACCAGCTTTGTGTATCTCCATCCACCAAAAGCTAGAACGATTGCTAACAGCGCAATCGCAACCCATTTGAAATTGGATTTTCCCCAGGAGAATGCAAGACCTAGAATGCTGAGTATGCTCATAGTTGTGTAAATTCCTTAGCAACCTTTTTTGGAAGACCACGCGGTAGCTTCTTTAGAATCATGTTGCAATAAATGTCTGCTTCACCACCAGACAAGGCTTCGAGTATCTGAGTCAGGAGCTCCGTTCTCTTTGACATCGTTAGACCAGCCGGAGCCTTAGGATTACCAACATTGAACAGATAACTGCGGCGCAGTGCTTCACCCAAATGAATGTATCCAAGTTCTGGTGGTCCATCCAATCTCTTGAAAGATGGTATCTCATTGAAATGCCATTTGACGTTTGGATCCACGATGTTTTTCAGAATCGGCAACAATTCATAGCATTTAGCCGATCGGAGAATTCTCAACTTCTCATCATCATCACTCGCTTTTGCCACATCATCCAAAATTTCTGAAACGTATTGCATGTTAAAAATCCTGTAGGTTTTCCATAAATCTGATCATGCCATTGGCAATGAAATATGATATCAATCCGTCACGTCGAAAAATCGGGCGCTCGTCCTGATTTTCATATTCTGTCATGATTCTATTTATGATTTCATCGGGAATACAATCAAGATCGATCAGCGTTTTATTTCTGTCCCATCCTCTCTTGGCTTCCGCGGTATCACAGAAAACTTCTGGATTCTGTTGCAGCCATAAGGATATCTTCTTTGTCGTTAACGTTGTCTGTTTGGTATCCTCAGTAAGAAACGTGTTGTCTGGCGACAAGAAATTTGGTATGCCGTCGCCACGATCACCGCGCATGATCTTTTCTTTCAGTTCCATATCTGGATTCTCAGAAACCAGAAACTTCTGCGTGATCGGAGAATACTGCTTCACATTCGGGAATTTCTGGAGTTGCTTGAAGTCGCCATCACCAGACAGAATAAGCACAGGCTCGTGCGGTGAAATAGCCTTTGCCAACACTCCAATGATATCATCTGCTTCCGCTCCTTCAAGGTGAATGACCTTGTATGGAAAATGCTCAACCAACTCGCTTCGAAACTTAGTTAGCATTGTATGAATCATTGGCCAGTCCATTGACGAATTGTCGCGAATTGCCTTGCGGCCAGCCTTGTAGAATGGAAACATTCGCTTGCGCCAATAGTTTGGACCGTCGCAGCAAATGACCGTCTTGCCAAATTCACCCGAATATTTTCGTTGAATCGTTCGAATTCGTTCAAGGAATATTGCTCTTAGATTTTCCTCGGTTGATTCGATTGATCTGGCCCACTTTCCAGTAAGGCTCGTAATCATGGCTTGATTGTAGTCTATCAGTATCATTTTGTATGTTCCTATAAAAAACTGTCCGGATTATCCAGACAGTTGTCAGTTGTCAATAATGTTTATGTTCTATTCCAGACCCATTTCGTTCCAATAGATTTTTAGGGCCCATGCATATAGACCATACTTGCGCTTTTCCAGCTTCCGCGCTTTCTGCGTTTTCTTCGTTTTCTTATCGTGTAAAACAGCCTTGCCATGCTTGACAATCGTCTCCATGAACTTGTCAAAGTCGATTGTCCCTCGAAGGGAATTACACTCGAAACAAGAGATTTTGTAGTTGCTCTTGTGATTCGGACCACCATGAGACTTGCATTTGACATGCTCGAAAGTAGCCAGATCTTTCTTTGACATATCAAGGTATGTCATTTCACCACAGAAACAACACTTACCGCGTTGGCGAAGATACAGTTCCCGCTTGTCTTTCAGATTATTGAGAATCCACCTTTCACGATTGCGTGCCGATTCGGTGATTTCCGTATCTGCAATCTTTTCCTCGATTCGATTCAACCGAGCCCGAAAAAGAAGCATGGTTTTACGAAAACGCTTTTCTTTCATGATATAATCATATCACTAATCGGAAACAATGTCAATAGTGACTTGTCATCATATCGCGGTCATGTTCAATGATAAACTCGAACTCGTCGGTATCAGTGTCGATGATCATTGCGGTTAGCCAGTTGCGAAAGACACACCCGCTATCCAGGTTGAATTGGTTTCCACACTGTCTGTATTTCAGATTACGGTAAGGAGTATGGCCGTGAACAACCCTCATATCATCCACAAATGTCGTCACTTCCAGAAAATTGCGACTCCATAGAAGATTGTGCTCAGACTGTTCTTCCAGTGGAATTGTAGGATCGATGCCCGCGTGAACGAATACCCACTTACCAACTTTGTGGTATAAAGGCATCGCGCGAACGAAATTGAGATACTTCTTCTCAGATATGCCATTCGGAATGTAAACACCCGTCATTGTGTAGCGGTCTACAGGAAGAAGTGCATTTTCAGTCGGTTTCTCGAAACTCTTTATTGTTTCCAATCCACCGTTAGACAAATACATTCTGGATTTCGCGTCGTTGTATGGATCCTCACAGAAATCCAAAAACATATTTTCATGATTGCCCCTGAGAATCACACAATCAGACTTCTCTTTCAGATCAATCAGCAAATCAAGGACCTGTTTTGACGACGCCCCCCGATCTATATAATCACCCAGAAAAATCAACTGGTATGGTTCATTCTCATCCAGACTGGCTCGAACCTTCTTGAGCAATTCAGTCAGTGTTTGAAAGCATCCGTGGATATCACCAATGGCTATCAGTTTCATGTTTCTTCCTTCATCAACTTTGCACGTATATTCATTAGCATCAATCCAAGTATGTTTCGACCTTTGCCATCAACTGCACCCCAGAACACGTCACCCCAATTATTACCTTCGATCAGTTCCTTTGGATAAGTGGCAATCAATGCGGATTCCAAAAACGGATTCTGAAACTTTTGGCGCAACAGGTCAAACATGACATCAAGCTTGATGGCTTCCCAGTCTGGTCGCCGTTCAACACTTGCTCCCTTTCGTTTAGCTTGTCCAGGAGTCAAGTTGATGAACGCCAATCGCTCAGTCTCATTCAGTGTCTTTGCAGCCTGATATGCATTTTCCACAGATGGATATGCAATGCCTTCATAGATGACAACAGATGGATAGAAATTGGATAGGAAGCGATTTTCACCATCAAATCGATCAATAGCAATAGACATGTCAGTTTCCTTTTTGCTTCTCAATGAATCGTGCAGCACCAGCACTCAATCGAATTCGAGTGGCTTTCCACTCTCTTACTTTTTCCACATATTCCTCAATATTCTCGAACTTGACGACTTTTTCCTTTCGTGGATCCAGTCGATCAAATTCAATGATTTCCTTGAACACTTTTGGCAGTTCACTCATTCCAATTCCATTCTTTCCTCAATTGCATTCCATAGCTTGTTGAAAATATGTGGATACATCAACATGTCATCTGCGTTGAATAGTGCTGCCTTGAAATCTGGATGCTCCTTGATATACATGGCAATCTTTTCTTGATCACTTGCAGCCACATTACAGTATCGATCTACCAGCTTGGCGAATCGCCCAACAACAGAATGTTGAAGCGCTTCATACGTGAAAGCCTTGCGCTCTTTGCGATTCTTCCCAGGACCGTCTGTGCATGTCAAGGCCCCATCGATTCCGATCGGACCATAAGCGTCTCGAATGCTTTGAAGTTCCTGAGGACTCGCATCTTTCCATTGCGTATCTTCAAAAGCATCATGAAAGATCACTGCAATCAACCAATTCGGATCATTTGTCAGTTGAATAGCGACGTTGAAACACGGAAGAATGTGGCCATGAAAGTATGACATGTTGCCATACTTTTGACCTTCATGCAGCAATGATGCTCTATTGAGCGCACTAAGAACTCTCACATTGATGGGCGAAAATCTTTTCATGATCATGTTTCTCCTAGTGCTGCGCTCGCAACAGCACAGTGTTTTTATTGGTTCGCCCGGTAACGCAAGGCTGAGCCTTCGTGGACAGTTCATTGAAAGCTTTCGTCATCGCCCGAACACCGGCTCCACGGAACTTTTCGATCATGACCTCGGGCTTTCGAAGCTTCTTGACCAAAGACTGTTTCTCGTCCCAACCATTGATGGTCGTTCCCTTGACAGTCAACTTACCGCGATAGACAGCCAGCAATCGCTTCTCGGTATTGTAAACCCACAATTCGGTGGCGTTGATGATATCGGTAGGCGAAATGGAGGTCAGCCGAAGATTGGTATCTTCCTTCTGATACTGCAAGCGCTCTACAAGCTTCACAGCAGCCACAGGCTTCTTCTTTCGCGTCTTGCGCACAATCTTAGCATTGCCGACTAGCGTGTTTGCAGCCTTATAGATGGCCTCGATGAACTTGTCTTCCTTGGCCCAGCGCTCGTAGTGCTGCATGATCAACTTGGCGCCGACGTTAGTAACACCACGCTTGGTCATCCACTTGTAAGGATCGAACTTGAATTTGTTGTCTCGAATGTAGTTGTCAACCTCTCCTTCAAGATCAGCCAGGATAGCAAGGTTCTTGCGCTTCGCTCGCTTGGCAGGGTTAGGAGCAGCGGCGACAAACTGAGGCTCGTTCTCAGTCATGACTTCCTTCTTGACATTAGGATAACGAGCAAGCAGTCGGTCGACAATCTGCTGAGGACGACCCTGATAAGGACCAAGATCGATACCATTGGAAACCATGCGATACAACCAACCAACGGTCCTGAATTCATTATCAGGAACGTTGTGCAGTTTCTTGGCAATGGCAGGATCGACAGCAGCCATGACATAAGCCTTGGCATCTGCCGTGTCCTTGTAGTAGTTATACCAGTTAAGAGCCAACACCATATCGGTATCGTTCGAAATCAGACCACGAGGTTCGCTCGTGCCCATATATTTCTCGTCAATCGATTTGGTCTTTTTCCGAGCCATTTCAGTCCTCCAGATTTAGGTCTTTCCACATGTCGATTCGAACGATACCCCACTCTAGATACTCGTTCTTATGCTTGGACTCTAGCACAGTTTTTGCGAAATTAACAGCATCGTCCAGTTGTGTAAACACATTTTTACTCTCATCCTTAGATAGAAAGTCAGATAGAGCGCGCTGATTGATCGACCAGGTCTCCTTGCCATCAGGCAATACCACCCAGTTACCGAATAGACTCTCAGGATTGAAATATGCGACTCGAAACTTCGGACCACTGGTCTCCAGAATCACAATTCCCATATCGCTGGGCATCTTCATTGCAGTGTCGGGCTGATCACTCATTTGACTTCTCCTTTTCATAGTCGCTGATAAACTGATTCAGAAAATCCTGTCCCGCTGCCGAAAGCCCATTGAGGTGCTCGGTTTCCCAGAATTTCGAGTTGTATGGCGGAACCATATCCCAAAGGAACGCGGTAAGAACCTTGCCGCGCTTTGCATCTTCTAATACGAATCGGGAATTTTTCAGGTAAGGTGCAACCATGCTATTTCCACTCTCTCAATGATAAGAGTATAGCACTTTGAAATTACCTTGTCAAGTGGCTTTTGTGAATTTTCAGGATGATCCAGTTGTTGTAATACGAATCATCATATAGAACATTTCGATCAAACTGTTCCTTGGCTTCATAATATGAGCAATCACCTTTAGTCTTGCAAAGATGTAATATAGTTCTCTTTACAGTTTCAGTGCCATGTTCTTTGATATCTGCCAACAATTCTTCATTGGAACCATAATATTTGAGCCAATCAGATGTATTTTTAACAATTTTGCGCCGAGTCTTGCCTTTTTGCTTGACTCGGCGTGTTGACCAAAACCATTTCTTACCAATATACTTTTTATTGGTAATAGTGTTTTCAATCAGGTAAACAAAGCCATAGTATTCACTAGGCGTTTCTGAGAATTCTTGATTATTGTATATCCATTCTGCCATAACAGAATGTATTTAGTCTCTCACTCAGAAAGCAATTTCGTCGTCATCATCTTCATCAATATATAGGTCATCGTCATTGTCGTTGTCACTCTCGATTAGACTATTACCACAGAATGGGCAATACTCGGCTTCCAACTTTGTTTCGGCAATAACGATGATATCCAAATCGCAACAATCGCAGTAGATGTGGTGTTTCATTTTCTTCTCCTGATAGGTTGTTAAACTAACTCACATGCTCCAGCAGAACAAGCCACTGCACCCATAGTATCGATATCTATAGCCTGTTCTTTGTTGAAATATTTATTGAAATCAATGTATTGAATGGTTTGCTGAATCTTGTTCCACCTGTGAAGCAATTCAACATCTTTCAAGCAATACTCAGTTGTCTTGACATCACCATCAAAGTAGTTTACAGCAAACTTGTGGAAACGCCGAATCCATTCGGCTTGAGTGTCTTTCAACTCTCCTGCTGGCACACCATTGTTTATAGCAATGTCGCAAGCATTCCATAAGTCTCTGAAACCATTACGAGAATCGACAATCAAGCCACTGGCAAACAGGGCGGCATCGCCATACTTTTCGATCAGTTCCTTTGGTGTCAACACAGCAGTGTATGGTGCCTGGGCATAGTCCTTGTCTCCAACACTTGATAGAAACGAGATACCGGCGAAATAGTCACGATTTTCCCAGACATAATCTCTGACCATATCCCACTCGTTCTTCTCTACGAGCACAGTGTTGGAAACGTTATGGCGAACGTTCTTGTTAACACACAAGTCCAGATTTGTTCCCTCATATACCCAATGCTTCTGAATGAATTTCACGATTTCAAGGAACTTGACTCCGTGCAACTCTTGCTTGAACAGGGATCCTTCTGGAGCCACAACAGGCCAGGCGATAGCATAATCGCTTTTCGACTCGTTCCATACACTATCTTCAATCATGTAAGGATTTGTATCTGCAATTGCCTTCGCGATAGGAGATAGCTTGTTCATCTGTGTTATTCTGAGATATCTGGCCGAGTGTTCACCCTGAGTAGCAGGATTCGTTCCCAAAAGAACAGATGCATTTCCAGATGGCTTGACACAAGTTGTTCTGGCAGCAGGATTGATGCCGATCAAGTCTGCAACGCGCTTGTTTGTGTCCTTTATGATTTGAACACCCTTCTTGAGGGTATCAGCATTCAACAGAACACGCGGACTATTCATCCAACCTGTAATGCTGATTCCAAGAAGTGCCTCACGCTCGAATATTCTTTTTGTCACGTCTGATACATATTTGAAGTTTGTGTATCCTGCTTGCAAGGTACCAATCATACTAAGCACTTCACACAATTCATAAAAGTCTTGTTCTGTGTTGATAAGTGAACCATTGCCTTCTACAAGATTACATCCTTGCCAACCAGTCTCATTATCGATTTGTGGAAACATGCCAATTTCCACACATGGATTATAGGCAATCTCCAGATCATCTGTGAAAATGAAACCTGGTTCACCGAATTCCTTGACCTTGGCCATGATTTGCTTGAATTCGTCATAGCTAATCGCATTGCGCAAAACCATTGCGCTGTTGTTCGATCTTGCTCGCTGTGGATTCTCGATCCACCAGTTACCTGTCTTAGCCGAAATCATTTCCTCATCATCATAACTGAAAAGACAAATGGTGGCTGCTCGTCTTACACCACCAGACAGCACGGCATCCGCAATGTGACAGGAGATATCGTAAACGTCAACAGGGCGAAGAAAGCCAACATGGGATCTTTCATTAAGCAATGCTTCGATCTTGAACAATGCATCGATCAATGGCTTTGGTCCAGGTGCCAGGAATCCACCCGAAATGTGCGCTCCTTTGCCTCTGACTTTTGAAGGATCGAAATAGACGCACTTGCCTTCATATTGTGGAAATACACCACCACCCTCGAAAAAGCTAGACATCAATGCTCCGACTGCATCACTCCAGCCCTCAATACTATCCTCGATTACGTGAGTTCGAACGTGTCTCGTCCTTGGTTTGATTTTTGGAAGTTTGGCAACATGATGTTTTTGGACGGAATATCCAGCACCTGCGCCACACAACAGAATATAGAATAGTTCATTGAAGAATGCTGGTCGATCGGCATAAGTCGAGGTGCAATTATACAATCTCATTTCGTGCTTTAGCAGTTGTTCTCCGCCGAATTGAAGGCCGCGCTGGGCGCCCAATAGCTTCTTCTGCTTGTATGCAGTTGTTATTTTTTCAATGATTGATTGGAATTCTGGATTGTCGGCCAAATCGGAGTATTTCTGTTGATGCATGGCCATGACTCTATCAACGGATTCGTCCCATGTCTCATAACGATTCTTATCATGATTGAACCTAGAGTAGCTTTCATAAAACTTTGCTTCGGCCATGAATGATCTTGCTGAGAATGACGGATTTGGATTTTTGGCTAACATGGATTTCCCTCTTTTTAAATGCTTTCTATTTAGAATTGACTTCCTTCGGCCAACTCTAGTGAAAACAATGACTTATGAAACATTACAGAAAATTAATTATTCTATCAGGCCAGCGATAGAGGGAATTTCAGGTTTCAGAACCTCGGCGCATTGGCGAGCAATCAGAACGTGTTCGCCTTGAACAACTCCTGGTCTGTTTCTCTCTTTGATGTAGTGAATCCAAGATCGAATGGTGCCAGCCATGTAGATTGTTGTCGGTGTCAATCCTTCCGGCAAAACCGCTCTTGCTTGTTCTTTTGCAATGCCTCGAAGAAGCGCTTCCTTATAGACGTTAGCGGCTCGATTTGCTATGTCGAATTGAGCCTTTGCAAACCAATCGGTCAACTCTGCATCATCTGTTGTAATTGAATTTTGACGATTCTTGGTGTCCTGCAGGCGCGCCTCTCTCAGATTTATGTTGTCCATGTCATACATCGCGTAACGACCGGAAAACTCCTGAAAACTGAAACTCCTGTGTCTCAGAATTTGTCTGCCAATGTCGCGCGTCGTCTTGATTTCGATTGTCGCTGATGCCATTTCAAAGGGGCTGAAATGGTGCTGAGTTAGAAGATACGTCAACAATTTTGGTCCAGTCATCATGTTCATCTGGTTAGATGGATTTGATACTCTGGCTGCATATACTATGAAATCTTCAATTGTATTAAGTCCCTCGATAACAGGAACAGTCTTTGCTACCAATCTTACGTTTGCCTTTAGTTCTTCCATTGTGCTATCTCCAATTTTGCCCTTAGTCCTGAAAATGAATTATTGTTTATGATTGTCAACAATTCGTTTGGTGAGTAATTATTGATTATCATTTCGTTAATGTCTTTGTATTCCATAGATTTCGGCCATACAACAATAGTTTTTCCATTGTCAACGGCTTTTTCCATTTGATGAACAATCTGTTTGTTTCTTGGCTCGTTGTCAAAAACAAGTATTGAGTTGTCAATATTTGGTCTCGTCAAAGCACTTGAACTTAGGGTTGCCATGGAATTTTCAAAAAACATCGAATCGTATGCTCCTTCAAAGATCAAAGCAGGCTTTGAAGTATCAATATTATCAATGTTATAGTATAGAGGTTCATCGACCAATTGTATGGTGATGTATTTCAAACCACTGCTATATAGACTATTTCCTTGAACACCTATCAGTTGTCCTGATTGGTTTCTGAGTGGTATGATGATTCTCTTTTCATTTGGCTGTAGTTTCTTGTCAATTGATGGAAAGTTAGTGGCGATGTAATTCGCAAAATCATCTGTGTAATACAGATCGGTCCATTTCTCGGTGGGTATTCTTCTGCTTGCCATGTATTTGACGGCTTCATGATTTGAAGGCAGCGCGCTGATCGATGCAAGATTTAGATCATTCTCCACAAATGTCGAGATTTCCAAATTCGGAGTGTAGTGATAACCTGTTCTTTTCTCTGATTCTGTGAATCTTCGGAGCGTGTATTCGTTTGCAATCGAAGGATTGACTCGGTTCAATAGCTTGTAGATCGAGTTGCGACCACCGCCTTCACCGCAGTTGTGACAAAAGAATACCAGACCGTTCGATTTACCGTCATAGACATAGCCACGGGCTTTTGACGTGCTGTGTTCTGAGTCTCCGCAAAATGGGCAACGAAAATTCCAAACGCCTTGCGACGTTTGATGAAACCTTTTCAACTGGGGGCTGATTAGCAGCAGATATTCTTTATCTAGGATTTTATCACTCATAGATTGAGCATGATAAACCTTTTACAACCAAATGTCAATAGAATTGTTGAAGCACCAATTTACAGGCCGTTTCGAATTCAAAGAATCTGTAATAAGCATAACGAGCGGCAATGCTGATTAAAATACCAGAGGAAATGCCTATAGATAGTGAAAGGAGAAAGGCCGATCGATCGGTTTTCATTTTGTGGGTCCACCTGTCATCATGTGCAGTATGCTTGATAGGATTTTAACAACCGTATCGTAAAATACGTTATATGCAAGTATCGTTGCAGCCAAAGAGATAAGTGCGGTTTTCATTATCGAAATAACACGACCAACAGCCCGCTTGTCGGCCAGTATTTGCTTCAATTCGTTGATTTCATCATTGGAAAGAAATGTGTCTTTCTTTTCCATCTCCATCAATGCCTTGAATGCTTCCATCAAATCATCGCTGGATATGTTCTCTTTTTCTTCAAGAGCCTTCAAAACATCTTTCGTTGACATTAATCGACTCCATTCATCTTCTCTTGCGTTCTTGTATATGCAGCAACACCAATGATGGCACCCATTGCAATATGGTATAGCCCGCTCGCTGTAAGAGTGAGTGGCTGCCAAGCTTGATATGGTTGACCAGTCAAATAGAAATACGTCAACAGCGCTGATGGCGCAACGATGAAATCGAATATGCATACCGCAAAATATTGCCAGGCAATTGCAGGCCGCCAATAGTTCTTGAACCAATTCGATTTCGTATCGACTGGAGCAATCGGCACGAAATTTGGTTGATTTGCAGGATCACTAGCAGTTGTGTATGCAGCACCGTAACCATCACCGCTCTGGTAATTGACACCAGCACCCGTGATTGGTGGATATGTCGATTCGCTAAAAGCTTGATAGTCACTCATAGTAGAGCCCTTGTTTTTGGACCAGCTACACCATCGGCTTTCAGACCACTGGCTTTCTGGAATTGTTTAACTGCATTCTCTGTCCCAATACCAAAAACACCATCTGCTGCAACGATAAATCCCCTCAAACTCAATTTCTTCTGGAGATCGATAACTTGTGGTCCAACATCATTTAGCCTTAGAGTCTCTTTCTCTACAGGCATTTCATTCAATCCAAGAACCGAAAGGGCAATTCGAGTGTATGCCTTTCTTTCTTCCAGTCCGAGAGATCGACTATTGATTTTGCGAGTAGTCGTCACAATGTCGAGTCTGTCGGCATCAAGATTCAACCCGCGATTTTTCCAATACCAACACGAGACTTCTAGGGCGCCATCCAAAGTCTTGACATACATCATTGTATCAGCAAGTGGCTTTCCTATGGAATTGGCAAATCTCACAAACGAATCTTTGCCTGTCACTTGCAGAAATCCATGACCCCGATAGTTCCATCCGTCTCCTGATGACTCGTCTCCGTTTCCGAGTTTGTTGGCATAAACACGATTTGCAATTGCAGTTGGATTATGGGCATAGACACTAGCAGTTTTTCTATTGAACAGCGAAGGAAACACTCGCAATAGACCATCTGCTGTGTAGTTAAGATTCTCGGTTAACCGCATGAATTCTAATGATTCGTGCGCGCACTGACCGATGAACATTGCCACTCGTTCAACAGTTGTAATGTCATACTTTGGTAAAATACGGTTCAATGCATCCAAAAGTGTTTTTGGATCACGATTGTTCGGCAGTATCTTTCTTAGTTGTATCTCGTTTTGTATGACCATTTCGTCTGAATCCCATCAAGAGGCTTTTTCTTTTGACCGCTGGCTCATCACCCTGTTTGACTCCTGAGCCGGCAATATTGCCACTTCCAATGTTTGTGGTAGGCGCTTCTTCTTCAATGATTCCTTTCTTGAAATCATACTTCTCCGAAAAGTCTTTGGACTCGTCCATGTAACGAGTGCTGGTGAATCCAAACATTCTCTTGAAATTGCGATTGGTTTCCAGATGCTTCTTGGCAATATCAAGCGTCGAGTAGTGTTTCATCGGATCGAATTCCACAACAACATCATAGAACGCGCTCTTTTTGCGAACTGATATTGAGAATGGATATTCAGGATCTGCTGTAACGCCAGTCTCTTTGTAGAACTTGTAATGATAACTGTCGGCACCATCGAAGGCATATACATCGCCATTATGACCGTCAAACGCAATTCTGGCTAATCCAAATCTTGATTGTTGTAGTATTGTGTCCAATTCTCTCTGACTTGGATTCTTGTAATACTTTACATCTGTTCCGTGATTATCGAAAGTTCCTTCGATTTTCTCAGTTATTACTTCTTCTGCAACATCCTCGGATGTAAATCCCATTTTCCTCATATGATTATCTGAGAATTTCATCACTGTTTTCAAGTTTGGTTTCATTTTTGGATTAAGTCTATGTTGAAAAAAAGTTGATCCTTCTACAATTTTAAGTCTTTTGTTCTTGAAAGTGAACTGAAATTTCTTGTGCTTCTGATATATTGGCAGCAGATGAAAAGGAATTTCATCGTAACCATCATGCATTACTAGAACAGTGTCTGGATCTGTCGGATCAATAGCCAACGTTATTCCATATGTGGAATATGACGAAATTCCTAGAATTCGATTAGCAGATGCGTGAACAGCCGTTCCGGCATCCCAATAGAAAGTGTCGCCTGTTACCCTATCAAGTGTGGCCCGCAGCAAATTGTGGCTTGAGGAATTCAGCATTCTTTCGAATTCTGCAAATGTCGGATTGACAAGGAACACAACTCCGTCCTCGACAATCTTCTTTTCGGTGATAAGTTCTTCATCGATTGACAATTTCTTGTTGTCTTTTTTCATGAAGCCGACAACAAACGACAACGGAAATTGGTCCTTGAATCTCAATTCTGTAAGAGCGTAGTATTCAGAATCCGACCCCTTGAATTTTTCGAATTCAGCCTTGTCGGTCAACTTCTTTCGTGTTGAATCGACATTGCCGCGCATTTCCTTATTCATGTTTGCTTGTATCCAGGTCATTGGTACCTTGGCAACAATGACGACTCTATCTGACTCTGGAACATGCCGCGCCTGGGCACCAGCGGCTCGAAATGCAGATTCGCCGCCCATCGACGCATATCCATGAGCGGTATTGGGCTCTAGAGCCATGGAAACCCAACCAGCCGTAGGGCCCGATTTAGGAGCTAGAATGTGATTTGAATTGATGATTGCTGGCAGATTATCTTTGTGAGTGCCGTGAAACAGATATAGATATTCGTTATCTGCCCACCAGCCTATCTTTGGATTTCCTACCCATTTTAGTTGTTTCATATCTCTCTCAGTCTGTTGGCCACTTCTTGATTGATTGGTATCAATCGAGTGTTGATGGTTTCACCAGCCACAGATGAAATATAATCGGGTAGGAAATCTAGAAATAGAAGAAATGTTTTCAGTATGGAATGATAACTCTTGTCCAGTTTAAAGAACAACATCTTGGTTGCAAATTCGGGACCAAATACATTTGAAAGAACGATTACATGATTTAGTATCAATCTCTCATTTAAATCGCCTCGCTTGACATATTTCCCTATCAATCTCTTGATATACTTGATCCGTTTAAGATCGATTTCAAGTTCTTCATTTGTCCAATATTTACCACAGTAAAATTTTGCTACCAAGAGATTGAAATTGTCATCATTCAAATCATAAATCATATTGGTAATACTTCTCCATCGCCAATAAGTTCTTGCATTTCCTCATCTGTCAAAATAGCAATGTCTACCTTATACATTCCATTTTCATCATCTATGTAGAAATCTACTGTTAGGTAAATAGGATTTTCATCATAATCACCTGGATATTGAATCTGATAAAATAAAGTGCTATCTGTATCCAGCAAATCAAAATATGTCTTGGTATCATCAATCGAAAAATTGTGCTGAGCCAAGGCCTTCTTGATCTTCATGAATGCGGAAAACGGAGTAATGTAAGACTGACTTTCGATATAAAGAAGTTCAGCCTCCAGATCCTTCATATTCATCATGATTCTCCTTAGACGCTATTAGTAAATAGCAACGGATGCATTCTGCGATACAACGTTATCAGCACCAGTTGCCTGGACAATAACACGGAACACATTACCCGATACAATCGAATTGTTTGCGATATTCAATGTAGCGGTATTCGAATTCGTGTATGTGCCACCATTGCTGATTGAGATCCATGGTGATGAACCGTTTGTTGTCTGCCATGTATATGCAAGAGTTGCACCAGAAGGTGTGCTGTTTGCAACAACCGAGAACGAGATAGCATTCTTGGCAGGTGAATTCGAATTGGCCGGCTGGGTCACAATCCGCAATAGATAGTCAAAGAATGTTGAATCATCCGATGCGTCGCCCGTGATCGACTTCATAGCGACAAGCGTTTCATACATGACACGACCGGCTCTGCCACCAGTGCCAACTATTTTCTTTACCCAACCAGAATGTGCCGGGCGAGCGACCCTTCCTGCGCGAATTGCTGCTTGCTCTCCCTTAGATACACCAAAAACCGTGTTTCCAAATTCAGCAGTTTGATTAGCAGTCGTCACGCTCTTTCCGACCAATGCCGCTGACCAAATTGGGCTGTTTGCAGCATTATCCAAGTTTCTCCATTGTGCCATTTTGTATGTCTCCTTGTCTTTTCAATTATTTATTGTTCTTGAATAGTTTAGAAAGTCTGGTATCATCGGTCTTATGTAGATACACCGTAGAATGTGGAGATTTCGTAACTATTAAATCGTTTTCACTATACCAACCGTCAGTATGATCCATGAAATAGACTAGAAACTTTCCAGCCTTTACTTCCTCGATGATGCCAATCTTGTCATTACTTTTACACTTGACCCATTGACCAAGCACAAGCTTTCCTTCCATCAGATTTCGGCGATTCTCGGCCGAAAACGAAAAGAATTGATGGAACATGTTCTCATCTATCTTTGGTTCAACGACAATCTTTATCTTGTTCTTCATACCAACATTGAACTTTTTAGCGGCAATAGTCTGGGCTTCATACTTAGATTTTGCCCAGACTATTACCTTGCGATTTTTGTAATAAGCAATGTATTCGATGCCTTCGTGTTTTGGTTTCACGAACCACCTTTTTCAAACCAACTCTTAACAGTTGAAACTTGCTTGATTACCGGCATTTTCCAGAAACGGTCATTCTCTATGACATCATCAATGAACTTCGAGTTCACGACTTTCGTTTCCTTCGTCTTGGTATCAGTGATAGTAATCTTGTTGTCTCGATCTATGACGATTTTGTAAATGCCGATATGCTCGGTTGACATCGGTGTTGTCACAGATTCATTTGTTTCAATATCTTCTTCGACTCCCGACTTGAAGTTTTTATCAAATACGACATTGCCGCGAATAATGGCATTACCTGTCACTTCCGAATCGTCTTTCACAATTGCTTTTTCATATACTTTGGCCTTGCCAGAAACTGTAGCATTACCAAAAACCTGAGCATTGCCGAAAACTTGAGCGTCATCTGTAATTGAGGCACTGTCGAATATTTTAGCGTTGTCATAGACCTGTGCATTTTTAGAAATAATTGTGTCGCCATATGTGCGCGCTTGACCGTAAATTTTAGCATTGTCTGTCACCCAAGAATTTTCATACACTTCCGCATTATCAAAAACTTGTGCTGAACCGTAAATCTGAGAATGGCCATGAACTTTAGATTTACCATAGACCTTTGCTTTATTTAAAACCATAGCATTATCATAAACTGTGGAATTACCAAAAATCTGAGCATTACCAAAAACCTGAGCATTGCCGAAAACTTGAGCACTATCAAAGACATGAACGCCATCTGTAATTTCAGATTTACCATAAACCATAGATTGTCCGTAAATTTGGGCGTGACCAAAAACCTCGGCATCCCCGGAGACCCGTGCACTTTCGAAAACCACAGCTTCGCCACCAATCTGAGCATTGCCAAAAACTCTGGCTTGATCAAAAATCCAGCAGTTTCCATAGTGACTTAGTTTGTTTTCGGCTGACACCCAACCACCCAGTTCGCCGACCTTGACAGGACGATGAAGTGTATTGAAATTGCGCAATGCCTTGATGCGATACATCTTTCTATTAGGATCAAAATCGACTAACTCAAACTTTTTTGCCGATTGTGAAACGGCTTCTTCCAGATTTTCCTCTTTCAAGTCTTTCAGAACTTGATTGACCCAAATCGAGACATCGCTTGAACCGATTTCCTCAACATCGCCGACCAGATCGGCTTCACTGCGAATGGCGTCCATGACTTTATCAAGACCATGCTTTCGCAAAAGATTGTTCATCTTTCCAGTAGCGGTCAATCTTTGATAGATTGCTCGTTCAACAGGAGAGGTGGACAATTTCATTTCATTGACGGACGATTCTTCATCTTCTATTTCTTCACCAATCGAAACGTTGTGATATCCCTTTTTCTTTAGAGCGTTGGCAAACTTGATTGCTTCACCTTTCGTTTCGAATCTGTCGTTTCCAATATTTTTCTTGTCAGGAAAAACGTAGTTTACTTTGTAGTGGCCGCGGCCGGTGGCATCTGTCTTTACATCGTCGGAACTTTCCTTGACAGGCTTGGCCTTTTTCTGATATCTGTCTCCGCGATCCGCTCGTTCTCTTTCACCATCGACACCATACTCCATCTTATCACTTGCAGTCTTGATACCCTTCTGGCGCTTTTCAAGAGTCTTGGAATCACCATCCTTGGTGATTGCGTTTTTAGC